GACAGCTATGCCAGTTGGCATCCAGCATTTAAACACTTGAGTCCAACATACAGCGTTGAACAATCAATTGATGCAATGTTAGAGTTGACTCCAAATAATCATTGGATGCAAGACAATGGCAACGATGTTCATCTTGTTATTACAGGTGGTGAGCCATTGTTGGGTTGGCAACAACTTTATCCAACCTTGTTAGATAATGCACGTATGAAAGACTTGCACAATCTTACATTTGAAACAAATGGTACTCAACACTTGCATGACGAGTTTTACACATATCTATTTGAAGAGTGGACAAGGTTTGGTAGGGACTATGAGTTTCTTACATTCAGTGTAAGTCCCAAACTAAGTGCAAGTGGTGAGAAATGGAGTGATGCCATTAAACCTGATGTTGTTGTAGAGTATCAATCTGTAGGATATACATATTTGAAGTTTGTGATTGAAAACATCAAAGACTTTGATGAAGTTGACCAAGCAGTAGCAGAGTATCGTAAAGCTGGATTTGGTGGTCAAGTTTATGTAATGCCAGTTGGTGGTACTGACAAAGCATACTTTTCAAACACAAGGCATATTGCCGATGAAGCATTGGTTAGAGGTTATCGTTATAGCCCAAGACTGCATGTAGACATTTGGTCCAATGGATGGGGAAAGTGATGTTACAAAAGCCAGCAGAAGGTGTACTGATTCGTAGAGAATGGGGTGATGCTATATCATACGCAGTAGTGTGTGATTGTGGTGATAACAATCACGATCACAATTTATGGGTTGAAGTAGACGAAACTGGTGTATCAGTAACCATTTATACTCAACAAAAAACCAAATGGTATGAGCAAAGCCGTTGGCGTACTATTTGGACCTTGTTAACAAAAGGTTATGTAGAGTATGAAGCTAATATTTGCCTGACCGAACAACAGGCACTTAATTATGCAGGGGTTCTTAATTCTGCTGTAAAATCTGTCAAACAACATCGCAACAAGAAAGCATAAAATGTCAACATGGTACCACTTGTGTAATAGTTCCAATGTGTATGTTACTCTTCAAATCAATGAAGAATGTAAAGGTTGTGGCATTAACCATGCTGTTAATTCTTTGCGACTAGACGGATACAAACCCAAGCAACAAGCTATAAGTACCACTGATACTGCTGTAAAGAAAATTGCGGCGCTGTTACTACCCAAACACAATAGAGAAAACAATGTTAGATAAAATTAAAAATATATTCAAGAGCAAGGATCAAGTTGACTCTGAAGCAATGAAGAAAAGCAACGAGCCTTGGGTCAATGTTATCAAGGCGCACGTTGATCCAAATGATCCTAAGCAGGGCTACTTTGAACTAGAATGGAACACGGCCTTTGTGCTGTTCCTGCGTAATAACGGATACACAGGTAACAATCCTGAAGAGATAGTAGACAAATGGTTCACTGACTTATGTCGCAATGTTGGTATGGACGGCCAAGCAGACGGTAACTTCATTGCCGATGCAGGTCGTATGCAAACCAACACAAAAACCAAAAATCAAGATTGACCTTTAACTTTTTGTCTGTTATACTTAATACATGAGCTACTTACTTGTTGATGCCGCTAACTTATTCTTTCGTGCCCGTCATGTGATCCGCAGTGGTGATCCTGAGGAACGTGTTGCAATGAGCTACCATATTATCTTGGCCTCCATTCTACGTGAGTGGCGCAATCGACAGGGCAAGCATGTTGTGTTCTGTTTTGAAGGTAAGAGCTGGCGTAAGGATGTATACAAGCCTTATAAAGCAAATCGTAGTGATGCTCGTGCTAAACATACTCCAAAAGAAATGGAAGAAGAAAAGCTTTTTTGGGAAAGCTTTGACAAATTCTATGATTACATTAGCACAAAGACCAATGTAACTGTACTAAAGAATCCTGTGTGTGAAGCAGATGACTTCATTGCACGTTGGATACAGTTACACAAGAATGACAACCACATTATCATTTCAAGTGACACCGACTTTGAACAGTTGATTGCACCCAACGTACAATTGTTCAATGGCATCTCTGGTGTTCTCACTACACATGAAGGTTATTACGATGAAAAAGGTAAGCCTGTTGTTGATAAGAAAACTAAAGAAGTCAAAGGCGCACCCGACCCCGAGTGGCTACTATTTGAAAAGTGTATGCGAGGCGATACCTCAGACAACATCTTTTCTGCTTATCCGGGAGTACGCACTAAAGGGACAAAGAATAAGGTTGGTCTCGAGGAGGCCTTTGCTGACAGAAACAACAAGGGATTCATGTGGAACAATCTCATGCTCCAACGTTGGTCCGACCACGAAGGTGTCGAACACCTAGTGCGAGATGATTATGAACGCAACAAGAGCATCATTGACTTGACTGCTCAACCAAACAACATTAAAGCTGTATTAGATCAAAGCATTGCCGAGGCTGTACAAAGACCACGCAATACACAGGTAGGCACCCATTTTATGAAGTTCTGTGGTAAGTACCAGTTACAAAAGGCAAGTGACAATGCTCAACAACATACAGAATGGCTGGCGGCGACGTACAACTAAGATAGTGCTAATATTAGGCATTATCTATCTTATCTACACAATTAATTTTTCAAACATTGCCGAATCAGTGCTGATTGATTCTATATGGCAATGTGCTGATACCAGTGAAATAAAAACATCATTAGAGTCCAATGGCGAGCGTGTAGCATTTGCCGGCAAGATTGGCGAAAATGAATTAATTTTTACGTTGTGGTACAATAGAAACGGAGACTGGAGTGTTTTGGCCACACCCATAGCACATCCTAACATCAGTTGTATGATAATATACGGTACCGGTTTCAATGATATGAGACCCAAAATGACTGTCTAAATAGTTTCATTAAATACGCACTTTTGCTAAATAAGTGTATGAGTAGACCCAAGCCAACAATCATTTTAACACATACAGATAATCGTACATACAAAAGCGAAGAAGTCCTTGCGGCGGATGCAATCTATGCTGTATTCTATCAAAACAAACCTATCAATTTACGCACATTGAATAGTTTGGTAAGCTATCCTGGACCAAAGTACAAAAAGGTCAGCTTCTCCAATCCAGGCCATGCGTTTAATCTATCAGACAGATTAAACAAAATGTTTAAAACCAATGAGTTTTCAGTGGTTGAGCTAAAACAAGGCAGACGCATTGATGAGCAAGGAACTGGCTACAAAGATAACTGAGTATCTAGCTCAGTATCCTATTCCGCACATCTGGGAACACACAAAAATAACACCATACACGGTGTTTAAAAACTACCAACCTGGCCGTCAAAAAGGACTGCGATTAACTGCATTTGGTTGGGAGTTGATGCAACCGCACTTTCGGTTTTGGAGTTACAAACTTCCGCCTGGTTGGTCACCAAAACCAGGACATCTAATTGGACTTGAGCAACATCTTGATTGGCCTTACTATCACGGAGCAGGCTATATGCGTATTTTTGGCGAGCAAGATGCCATGGAAATACGTCTGGTAAATGATGATATAGTACTTTGGCTTGACGGACTCAGCAGAAAAGCGCAACGAAAAGGTTAAATAATGTTATGCAACATTGGCAACCATATGTTAAAGCAGGTTGGGAAATAGTTGTTGAGGCTCAAGGCCAAAGCAATACATATTTGCAATCTGACCTAGAAGCATTTCTAGTGCATACCATTGCACGTACATTTGAACGCACTGATATATGGGATGAGCCTGTTGCAATAAGACTCATGTCTGCACAAAATAAACCAGGGCTGACCAAGCGCATTGAACTTCGTAGTGTAGGAGAAGAATGTTTGTTTATAGATGCATGGGAAATTAAGCAAAGACGCTGGCCTAACCCGCGATATTTCCAAGACATGGGTTCTATTGCATTTGGTATGGCCAGTGTAGCAACTGAACCAGCTGACAAGCTTCTAGAATTAGTAGGAGAAAACTTCGGACGCATGAGTCAAGTGCTAAGAACAGCCAGAAATCTAGCAAAAATTGCTTAATTTTTAAGCAAATGTTGCAAAAATACAACAAAAATAGAGTCAAAAACCGGTTGACTCTTGGCTCTAAAAAACATATAATAGTAACACTATGAAACGGACTACTATCACTGTTAAATTTGAGCGTCAAAAGCGCCGTTGTGTG